CGAGCTTCACGAGCTTCACGAGCTTTATTGTATATATCTAGATACTGTTTAGTCTTGCAATCAATACCTAAAACTTTTTGTACTGAGAACATATCCTGCAAGGTAATATAATTACCAAAACTAGGCATCATAGCGATTTTCCCTGCCGAATACCCTTTATTAAGATCATTACAAAACGATTCAATTCCACCAGCATTCGAAACAACATAACTAGCACACTGCTCAGGGCGGATATTTCTTCTACTTATTTCTTGAATAATATTTTGTTGAATCTGGGATTTTGGAATCTTCACTTCGGAAGTAAACGCGGTAAGACATAAAATCTCATCGGAAACAGACTTATCATTAACAGGCAATTCTCCAATAAGAATATCAGTTGAAGTAAAAGAAGAACATGATGTAATAGTAAATAACGCACAACTAATTAATAAAGTTTTCTTCATAAAAAACTCCCATAAACAATTTTTACCAATTATGAGAGCTTTATTATTTTTCATCTGTGATCTAATTCACAAATTCAAAAATTAATCAGAAATTTCTTTATTTAATCTCTGCTTAATCACTCTTTCCGCCCCACTCATCTCTTCGTAGCAATGCTGTTCAAAATCCACTACAAGCGCATTTAGATAGCGTTTAAAGTAAGCCTCAGTGCAATCAATAGACTTAATCAAGTGATAGATATTGGCGCGTAACTGCCCTTTTCCGCGACACTCAGGGCATTCACGTTTTTGCACTCGCCCCACTTGCCCTGTGCCACGACAGCGTGGACAAGTATTTGATTTACGCAATTCATTAATTTCACGAATCCTTAATTGACGAGCTTCCGCACCATTAATCAAAAAACCATTTTCTTCGGCGATTTTATTCACCTTTTCAATCGTTGGTAGATAAGCATATTGCGATCGGAGGTATCGTTTTCTAAGCGCTTTGATATGTTTAATTTGGCTTGGTAAGGGCAGATCGCAAACCATATCAACTACGCATTTCATCGCTTCCGATGAGTGTTCAGGGAATCCGCGATCCTCGCACCAACTTTCAATATAGCTATTCACAAATTCACGCGAGAATGGATCTTGGCGATATTTACACATCAGCAACTGATAGCCGAACATGTATTCGCTTTCAGCTTTGGCAAAAGCGCAAATAATTTGATCTTGATAAAGCAACGCAGCACCACCGCGGCCCACAGTTTCCACACTCACGCATTTAGGATTATGTAATTTCACCAACAATTCGATTGATTTACTCATTTTCAAGCCCTCTAATTTTTACTACAACCATTCCGCCTTTTTTGATTCCGCAATTTTTACTGCGAAAATCTTTTATCACTTTGTTGTTGTCGTCTTGTATTAATCCTGAGGCGACTAAACTATCGAAAAGCCCTTTGTTTATATTATCAGGATCACGATTTCGGTTATCGGGATAATAAACTTCAAGATGCACTGCAACTGCACCGATAAATGGATCGAATTGTTGTAAAATTTGCAATGCTTCGGCTTTAAATTTTCTCCCTGCTTCGCTGATATAATGCCGTCCGCTTCTTGTGTGTCGCCAATAGTGATTGACTGATGGCGGGTAAGGTAAGGCAATCTCTAGCCAATCACTCATAACTTGCCCTCCTTGCGCAAAATTTGCTGTGTTCGCAAAACACCTTCAGCATGTGCTAGGCGGACATCTTCAGCATCCATTTTTCTAGTTCTACGGTCACATTCATCATGGCAAGATGAGCATGCCCAAGCACCAAAAATATCATCGGGCTTCATACCAACTCCATTTAATCCTGCCATACGATAATGTGCTAATACGGTCGTTTCAGGATTATGATTACAAATACCAGGCAACCGCACTTGACACTCTCTCCCTTTCGCTTCTTTTCTCAAATTACTCATTATCCAAACACCATCTGAAAAATTAACCAAACTGCCACTATCCAAAGTACGATTTTTAACTCTAGAATCTCGTCATCGTTTAATTTCATTTAGCCCCCAAACTAATCACACCATAACCAAGACCGACTGCAATCAAGATAAAATATCCCAATGTGCTTACGACCAATATCCAGTTAAAAAATCTAGCAATGAATGGGGAAATTAAGCCAAGAAGAAGTGCCAATAAAGGTAAACTCAATACAACTAACATTAGTAAAAAGTAAATAATCCAGTCCATTTCCCTATCCCCCGAATGCCATTAATTGATTGATCTTGTTTTCTAATACCCACTCGTTTTCATAAACATTGCAAAGTGTTTCGTTCCAAATCACTCCGAATACGCCTTTGAAAATTTCATTGAATTTTTCTTGCGGGCAATTATCAAAAGAAATTGACCAACGTTCTTTTAACGTTCCGCCATCTTGGGCCGGTTTAATATCGTAAAAACCTGCTTTTTTCATTACGTGATTCAAATAGGCTTCTAGACTTTTCATTCCCTCGTAGTCCAATTTTGATTCACGATTTAACCGCACTTCCGCCAATACCTCATTCGCAATCGGCTTAGTGACCGTTTCATAAAAATGTTCGTTGTTCGCCACAACAGCGATTTTTTTAGCTATCGCTTGTGCGATCCATTCTTCCGCTTTCGTGAGTACACTGAATTCAGGCTGCCAATACTCAAAACCAGCATCAAGAAGAGCAAAAAATTTTTTGTGATGTTGATAATTACGATTGTTTGAAATTGGGATGATTTTGACCGCACTTCCAATCGGTAAACCTTTAAGTAAATTACGGTCATAATCCGTTTCAGCCACCACCGCTCCATTGGCATATTTCACGGCAAAAATTTCAGTTTTCTGTTTTTTCTTCGCCATTGTCTTGACACTCCATATCAAGATCTTCAAGCCCAAAGTAACCGCAAGATTTAGTGCGATTCATTGGGTTATCCTTGCTCACATTCGGATAACAGATTGGTTCGATAAGATGACCACAGCATTGAAAGCGATCGCTATCCTCTTCGCCAACCATCACGCATTCACTATTAGGAAAATACCAATCGACCACTGGCGCACCACACTTAGGGCATTTGAAATTTTCAGAAATCATTGTGCACCTCTTGATTTTAGAAAATCTAAAGTAACGCCTGTTTGAATTTGACTTTGAGAATTTGGATCGAACACAACAATCATCGAACCTTTGTTATTTCCTTTTACTTCTTCGCACGTAACTGGGTGAAAGAAATTGATTCGCCCACCAATTACATCGCAAATTTCAGTTGCAGCAGAAAGTGCAAGAGAAAACCATTTTGTTGATTTGTCCGCTGGAAGTAACATCACTACCACGCAATCACGATGAATCATTAAATCAATGGCAGTTTGAACAAATGGTGTAGGATTTGAATATGGAGGATTCATCCATACTCGAGAGCCTTCCGACACTAATTCTTGAATTTCAGTTTTGGTAATATCGAGATTTTCAGTGAAATATTTTTCGCATAACGCGTTATCAGCACTTGCGCAGGCATCCACATCAAAACGATATTTGCGATTTAATGCATTAAACACATAACGCGGTGTACGGTAACAATCTTTGTTAAATTCGCTCATCTTAGTTCAGCCCCATAATTGTTTTTAATCTAGCTACGCCTTGAATTGCTACCTGTCGATCGATAACTTTAGGCTTTTCTTCAATCGCTATTGGAATAGGTTCAAATTCATCCCCAGAACGGACTTTTACAACTGCTTGCGCTAAAATGCGTGGCATTGCTTTTTGACAATCTTCCCATTTCTTCTTGCTGTAGTTTCTGTATAGTTCCGAAAGCAACCAATATTCAGCCGGTGAGCGAAAATTAAAATTGTGAGGCTCTCTCGCATAAGCAAAGTATTTTTTAAGGAGTGGCTCAAGCTCTTCTAGTGTTGGTAAGCCTAATTCGTGGTAACTTTCAAACTCACACCAAGCAATGAATTGCCCTACACTTGGAAAAAATGGGCTAGTCGATTTTGCAGCCAAATCAAGGCCGTGTTTTAATTTCATCGGTTCAACTACACCAGCCTTGAATAATTCCTCGAGCCAAACTTGCTTTGTTTCGTTATACTCAACTTCACTAGCAAACGCCTGTTTCCACGCAGGAAAGATTGATTTTAATCGGATAAACATTCTGTCAATCAAACGAACGGCATTGTCGGGAATATCTGATTTTTTAACCGCACTTTTCACGGCTTGCATCGGAATCACGTTTGTCATCTCAATTCCTCTGGTATCAAATCAGGATCGATGTTTAGCTGTCTGCCGATTGCCCAAGAACCATCATCGGCAAAAGTATTCGATGATTGAGGTTGTTTAATGCTTTGTAATTCCTTGTCTTTTAAATACCAAGTGGCCTTGAATCCTTGCCAATTCCGCTCGATGGATATTGCCACCGATTCTGCAACTGATAGCTCAGCTTTGTTTGCCTCTCTCAGAAAACCATTCATAACCGTTTCTGTAATTGGGGCTTTTTTCGCTTTTCGATGTGTGATGAAATCTTTTGCAAGTTGTCCACTTATTCCGAACTGCTCAAGCAACATTTCGGATTCGCTTTTTTGCGTAGTTTTTTTAGGTTCATTGACTGGTTCTAAAGAGTGACTGGTTCTGGGTGAAATATTTTCACTACCCCCTAGTGCAAAATTTTCACTACCTAGTGAAATATTTTCACTACCCAGTGCAAAATTTTCACTACCTTGTTCAAGGTGTAAAAAGTATAAATTTGAGATGGAACCATCTTTATTTTTACGTTCTTTTTTGCTTACTAATCCCATTTTGATCAAATATTCAATGTGACTGATTGCACTACGTCTGGTCATCTCGCATTTATCGGCAATATATTGATAACTTGGGAAACAAATTCCATCATCATTGG